CTGTGTATTTATAGCCTTTGGACTATTTTAAAGGAGACTTTATCTAATGGTAAAATTAGTGTTTGCACGTCACGGGCAATCTGAATGGAACAAAGCTAACCTTTTCACTGGTTGGGCTGATGTTGACCTTACAGAAGAAGGTACTAAACAAGCTACTGAAGCAGGTAAATTGATCAAAGAAGCAGGAATCGAATTCGATGTTGCTTTCACTTCAGTTCTTAAACGTGCTATCAAAACAACTAACCTTGCTCTTGAAGCTTCTGACCAACTTTGGGTTCCAGTTGAAAAATCATGGCGCTTGAACGAACGTCACTACGGTGGTTTGACTGGTCAAAACAAAGCTGAAGCTGCTGAAAAATGGGGTGACGAACAAGTTCACATCTGGCGTCGTTCATACGATGTATTGCCACCAGCTATGGCTAAAGACGATCAATACTCAGCACACACTGATCGTCGTTACGCTAACCTTGATGACAAAGTTGTTCCAGATGCAGAAAACTTGAAAGTTACTTTGGAACGTGCCCTTCCATTCTGGGAAGATAAAATCGCTCCAGCTCTTAAAGATGGTAAGAACGTCTTTGTAGGTGCTCACGGTAACTCAATCCGCGCTCTTGTAAAACACATCAAACAATTGTCAGATGACGAAATTATGGATGTTGAAATCCCTAACTTCCCACCACTTGTATTCGAATTTGACGAAAAATTGAACGTTACTGACGAATACTTCTTGGGTAAATAATCAGTTTACTGACTAAGAGGGTGTAAACCCTTGATATGAAAGCATTCTAGGCTGTCCCCTAGGGTGCTTTTTTTGATTTTGTTACCCTTTTTGTTACCCTTTGCAATTTTTTTGTATAGTAAAAGGGTGACCCTAAAGTGTCATACCCTTATAAACTATTAATAGCATTTTCAAATATTGAAGCTGATTTTTGAGCTCCTTCTTTAGTTGCGTGAACATATGTATTAAGTGTCATTGAGATATCACTATGACCTAGACGGTGTTGTAAGTCTTTTGGCTGAATACCAGCGTAAAGCATGATAGTAGCGTGTGTATGGCGTAAACCATGGAAAGATACATTAGTTACATCAGCGTTTTTAAAGTGCTTATCTAGTCTTCTTCTTAGATTGCAAGCATAAGCATATTTTTCTGTAAAAACAGAGAATACAACCGTTTCAGACCGACCAAGTTCCCACGCTTTAACTTGTTGTCGGTTTTTATATTGTTTAAGCATGAGTATAGTTGCCTTATCAATTGAGATATCCCTATAACCCGCCTTAGATTTAGGGGGATTTACTTCTTGATATCGGTTAAGTGTTTTATTAATGCTGACTATACCCTTTTCTAAGTCAATATCAGACCATTCAAGAGCTAAAGCCTCGCTGATACGCACCCCAGTAGCAAGTAAGAACGTATATAAAACAAAGTCAAATAGGTTTTCATAAATTGATTGGTCTAAAGTATCTAGGTAACCTAAGAATTGTTTTAATTCTTGTCTATCTAAGAACTTAATTTTACTTTGTTCTTTTTGTTTTTTACGGGGAACAATAACGTCAGTAGCGGGATTGTGCTGTATTAGTTGCATAGCAACCCCATACTTAAGTATACGGCTATTTACATTGTGAAGTAAATTGTAGTTTGCGTATGCTCCTTTTACGCCCTTATTTGCCTTGTCAGCCCATTTGTTTACTTGTTGTTGAATAATAGGCGTTGTTAGCTTATCAAGCTTATAATCGCCGAATACAGGCAAAATATGCACTTTTAACAGCCCCTTAGTAGATTGTTGGGTGTTTGGCTTAACTGTATTTTTGTAGCTATCCCACCAAATAGAAGCAAGCTCCTTGTATGTTTTTACTGTAGCTTTGGCTTTAGTTGTATAACCGTTATTGATAAATTCGTTAACCGCCTCACGGGCTTTGGTTTTAACAGCCTTTTTGGTAGAAGCAGTAATGTTTTTACGTGCTTTCTTTCCTGTTAGTCTATCTGTTCCAAGGTAAACGTTAGCACGATAGACAATAGTTCCGTTTTTCTTTTTAACTTCTTTGATATTCATGTATAAACCTTTCCATCAGCAGGCAAGCTATTATTAAAAAGGTTCTAGGTTTATATGAATTGTTGGAAAATGAGAGTGTATAGCTGTAGTCCTAAATTGGGATAGCAGGTTAGAAATAGTGGAAAATCCTAGTATATGACGTAACAAAACGGTACTCCATACCAGAAAAATATTGGAAAATGTGAGTATGAAAGCTATATATAATCGAATTTAGTAATTTTTAGCATTTCTATAGCTGAAATATATCAGGTTTTTTCAAGTCCTAAGAACTTATAACTGTTGTTGTGGTTGTATTTGTGAGCATATGAGTACTACAAAATACTACAATCTCCTTATTATAGATTTTCTTGAAAAATGAATTAAAAATCATAGAAGTTTACCGTGTGAAAATCGAAAAAACGGCTTATTTTTGATTTTTGTTGAATTTATCATCAATAAGAGCGTTTAGCATATCTAAAATTTTGCGTCTCTCATCAGATGATAAACAAGACCAGTTAAGTATAATTTCTCCATATTCACTAGGAGCTAAGGCAAGTAAATTGTATAAGTCAATAATTTTTTGGTGAACTAGGAAACTAGTGTCAACTTCAGAGAAAATACCGTCTTCATCATACTTTTCTATTTTAGGAAAACTTGAATTATCTTGTATTAGTTTTTCAAAATCATCAAGCGTTATACTTCTTTTTTGAAGGAGGAATTTAGCGTTATCTCTCCCTAATTCAATAAGTTCCTTATCTTCGGTATCGTCATAGTCAACGGTTTCCTCCGAAGATCCTCTCTCCTCAATAAAACCTAAAAGATAAGGTACAGTAACCCCGAAAAAGTCAGCTAACTTTTCAGCTTTTTCGGTTTTTATTTGGCTTTCACCTTTTTCCCAATAAGCTAACGTTCGTTTAGAAATTCCAAGAATTTTAGCTAATTCATCTTGTGTGTAACCAGCTTTTTTACGCAATTCCTTTAAGTTATTTATGTATTTCATAAAAAATCACCTTGTACTATATATGAATTTTCTAGATAAAATCATAACATGTTCTAAAACATATTGCAAATTTATTGCAATTTTTACTTGACATTGCAAAAAAAGTGCATTATAATCAAAAATGAAAATTGAAATTGCAATATTTTTGCAACATCAATCTGTAGTCTGGTTTGACGGTTAGGCGTCCGCTACAACAATAAAACAAGAAAGGAGTATTAATGCTTATTACAGAAGAAATAGCTACTAAAGTGAGAATTAAGCGAGCTATCCTAACGTTAGGGAAGGTGGAAACAGCTAAAAAGTTGCATATAACCACAAGAAGCTTAGCTAAAATTGAAGCCGGTAATTATGACGCTCCAAAACGTATTTACGAAAGTGTCATGAATTGGCTAGTAGAAGACTACTAAAAAACACGTACCTAAAAAGATACGTGAGAGCAACAAAAAAGGCTTATGAAGTTTGGCGACCACTAAGCCTTTTAGGAAATAAAACTAAAACAAAATTAATAAAGCAGGCAAGCTATTATTAAAAGGGTTTTAGCAAAGTTTATATAGTTTAATTTTATCAAAGTTAGACTATTGTGTCCAGACAGAGAGCGATAACTCCTAAAACTACAAAATAATTGGTATGTATAGTAAAAAGCATTAAAGGGCAACAAGAAAAAATCAAAGAAGAAAGGAAATAGCATGGAACTAAAACGAATTGAAGAACTTGGTTTTCAAGGGAATTTCTATGATGAATATTTGCAAAGTGATTATCATAACAATGATTTAACCAAACAAGAAGAATGCGATTTAAACTATTATGGCAGTACTATTCTAAGCTATGTTCAAAATGAAAATAGTTTAGGTGAAGTTTATAAAAAGCTATTTCTTATGGGAAAAATCGCTGGTATTAAGCAGGAAAGAGCTAGAAAGGATCAAAAATGATTTACCAAGAAATTAATTTACCAATCTGGGCTCAGTTAGTACTTATGGTGGTATTGATTATAGCATTGCTTTTATTGCTCCATATTAAGCCCGTAGAGGACGCTAAACAAGAAAATGAAGAAATACCAGACAATCATGTAAAAGAGCGTTACGGGGCTTACATTCAACTGTATGGCAAGCGTTACAACTAAGGACGTATAGGCAATGAAAGATAAGAAACTATTTAGCAATGTTGAATGCGCGTGAGCGTGTTAAATGGCTTATCAGACAAATTCAAAAAATGGAGGCTAACCAATGGGAACATTTTCACCCGAGTTTGAGCAGGGTTTATTAGACCGTGTAGACGTACTAACTCAAAAGAAGTTAGAACTAGAAAAACGGCTACAGAAACAAACAGGCTTAATAAGTTCTAAAGAGCTGAAAGA